GAGACAATTACACCGAAAACCATCACATATTACCTAAATCTCTTGGTGGTTGTAATGCAAAAAATAATATGGTAAGATTAACAGCAAGGGAACATTATTTAGCACACGTGCTGTTGCCTAAATTTATAACGGACAAAGGTCGATATTCTATGTTAAGGGCATATACAGCAATGTCTATGAAATCAAATAACACAGAAAGTCGTGTAACCAATAGGGTATACGAAAGTCTAAAAAGAGACCTTGCAGCCATGATGTCCGAAGATATGAAAGCTAGTTACAAAGATGGGCGAAGGGACGCCATCACTCAATCTGAGATGATGGTTGCTGAATGGAATTCGGGGAAAAGAGAAAATCAACGCGAGTTTATGAAAGAGCACAGTCCCTTCAATGATGAGGAAACTCATAAGAAGTCTATAGAAACTCGTACTAAAAATAAAACGAATGTGTGGAATACTAACAATCCTATGCAAAATCCTGTTTTTGTTCAGAAAAAACTTGATTCTATGCCTGATATGAAAGGTAGAAAGTGTTGGTATAATACTGTAACCTATGAACGTACTCAAGCAAACGAAAAGCCCGGAGATGATTGGATCCAACAAGGTCACAATAAGGGTACTACAACTAAAGCGAAGGGTCGATCAAAACCCAAAATCAAATGTGAATATTGTGATAGAGCTATGGCGGCACATTGCATCCCTAAACATATAAGATCATATCATGAAAATAAAAAAAATAACTAGAAAAACTACAACACCCAGAATTGTAATATCAACATGGCAGTCTATATACAAGCTCAATAAGAGTTGGTTTGAAAGGTATGGTTGTGTCGTAGTGGATGAAGCGCACCTCGCTACAGCAAAGTCTCTGACCTCTATTATGTCCAACTTATCAGAAGCAGCATATAGATTTGGCACTACCGGTACTATCAAAGACAGCTCTGCAAAGAGCCATAGATTGCAGCTTGAAGGTCACTTTGGTAAAGCACATTACGTGACAACAACCAAGAAACTTATTGATGATGGAACTCTCGCTGGCCTGAATATTAACATTCTATTGTTGAAGTTTAGAGATGAAGAATGTAAGTTAGTTAAGAAGATGAAGTATCCTGACGAGATTGATTTTATTGTTCGGCACGAAAAACGTAACAACTTTATCAAAAATCTTGCTCTTGATCTAGATGGTAATACTTTAATCTTGTTTCAGTTTGTGGAAAAGCATGGTATACCACTACATGCTCTTATAGAAAAGCATGCTCACGAAAGAAGAAAGATCTTTTATGTGTCTGGTAAGACTGATGCCGATACCAGAGAGTATGTACGGAAACTAACTGAAACACAAAAGAATGCGATTATTGTTGCTAGTTTAGGTGTATTTTCTACAGGTATAAATATTAGGAACCTACACAATATTGTCTTTGCATCTCCGTCGAAGAGCCAAATTAAGATTTTACAATCGATAGGACGTGGTTTGAGAAAATCTGATGATGGAAGAATTACAACCGTGTATGACATTGCAGACGACTTGCATTGGAAATCACATAAAAATTATGCATTAAATCATGCAGCAGAAAGAATTAAGATATACAGTCAACAAGAATTTGATTATAAAGTTTATGAGGTACCTTTAAAATGAGAGCTATAAATGAAGTACAATTATTGTATATAAAACTTGCCACTGGAGAGTTTATTGTAGGTAATGTTACATTCCAAAATGATGTCTATATTGAAATGCAAGACAGTCTTGAAGTAGTTAAAAGCAATTCAGAAGAAGATAAGTATACTTATTATATGAAGGACTTCATGAACTTTGCAGAGAACAACACCGTGACAATTATGAAGACTGGAATTGTTATAGCAGAGCCTAATGCAGAAATGTGTAACTTTTACGTGGATGCATTAAGTAAAATCGTAGGACAGGAATTAAAGGATGCCTTGCAGGAAGAAGAACCGCAGGAGGGCAATCCCGAAGGGTTGACCTTACATTAGATATTTAGTGTACACCAACCTGCCCCGGCACGACTTAGTTATTATAACACAACTACACAAGTTTGTCAACCATTTTGTGAATAAGTTTAATATTAAATAGTTATTGACAAATACGCCAAGATGGTGTATAATACATTATAAAGGAAACAAACAATGAAGATTAAACCTAAAGATAAACCGCATTACGTGAACAATAAAAACTTCTCACAAGCAGTTTGTGATTATGTTAAGATTGCAAACACGGCCAAAGAAAATGAAACCGTGGTGCCAGTTGTTCCAGAATATATTGCCAGATGCTTTCTAAAAATAGCAGAAGGGTTGTCCTACAAATCAAACTTCATTAGATATACATATCGAGATGAGATGGTAATGGATGCAGTAGAAAACAACTTACGAGCCATAGTTAACTATAACATTGAAGCAGCAACTCGAACGGGTAATCCAAATGCCTTTTCGTACTTTACTCAAATTAGCTATTTTGCATTTTTGCGTCGAATAGCAAAGGAGAAGAAGCAACAAGATATTAAATTTAAATTCATAGAAAGATCTGGTTACGATGATTTTATGTATCTAAATGATGAAGAACTAAACCATTTAAGTAGCATTGATCATACCTTTGTCGATGATTTAAGATCACGAATTCAAAGAGTAAAGGAAGACGATGGGTTTACCAAGAAAAAGATAAAAGCTGAGAAGAAAGCACAAAAAGCTAAAAAAGAAGGGTTGGAATTATTCACATTCAATAGGTAGAAATATGTTTTATACACCCGAAGATAACGTAAAACTTCAAGAGGTTGTGGTAGTAAAATCAGATTCAGCAGTAAAAACTGAATTGGTATCTACAAAATATATGACGGCATTTAATGATTCTCGAATGGATTCGGAACGACAGGATTGGGATATTAGCGACAATGATAACTAACAAACTTTAATTTGAGCAACATTTTTATGAAGGCAAAATACAAAACATATCTATTATCTTCTAATAGATATACAGAAGCATTTGAAATGCTAGTAAGAAATGACCAGCCATTTGGCCACAATGTTGATGAATATTCAATTCGACTAAATCTTAATAACGCGTCAGATTATGTTATTAAGATAATGACTGATCTTGAATTGAAAAGCAAAGGACTCAGAAACTGGCCTGAAAGTAAAGATCTATCATGAAAATTGCATTTTTAAATGATACTCATTGTGGTATACGAAACTCGTCTGAGATCTTTATTAGGTATCAGGCCGACTTTTATGAGAATGTGTTTTTTCCTTATTTAGTTAAACATGGCATCACTACAATTATTCATCTGGGTGACTATTACGACCACCGAAAGTTTATAAACTTTAAAGCACTTCACGAAAATCGTAAGCACTTTCTAGACAACCTAAAGAAGTTTGGTATCACTATGGATATCATACCTGGGAATCATGATGTTTTTTATAAGAATGACAACGATCTTTGTTCACTAAAAGAGTTGCTAGGTCATTACATGAACGAGATAAATATAGTAATGGAGCCACGGGTTATGAACTATGACGGTTGCAATATTGCCCTGTTGCCGTGGATTAATAACTATAACTATAAAGAAAGCATGAACTTTGTGCAGAACTGTAAAGCAGACTTTCTTGGAGCACACCTAGAGTTGGTGGGTTTTGATATGATGAAAGGTATTAAAAACCAGCATGGTATGGGTATGGAGGCATTCAAGCGCTTTGAACAGGTGTGGTCTGGGCACTTTCATACAAAGTCTTCTCAGGGCAATATAACATATCTTGGGTCACAACTTGAATTTACATGGGCTGATGCTCATGATCCTAAGTATTTCCATATATTTGATACAGATACTCGAATCATGAGTCCAGTACATAATTCGGTGACTCTATTTGAGAAGATAATATATGATGATAAGACCACCGACTATAGCACAGTTGATGTGCAAAAGTTCACAGACAAATTTATAAAGATCGTGGTTGTACATAAATCCGACCCTTACTCTTTTGATAAGTTTGTTGATAGGATTAATGATGTGGGCGTCCATGATCTAAAGATCGCGGAATCGTTCGATGAATTTGCAGGGATGAACACCTCAGACAATAACATTACGGTAGAAGATACCACGGAGTTATTGGATGGTTACGTGATGAATGTAGAAACGGATTTGAATAAAGAAAGAATCAAGCAATTGATGCAAGAAGTCTACATTGAGGCTTTAAATTTAGAGGTAGTTTAAATAATGTTTAATCAGATTGAAATTGAAGAAATTAAAGAATTCCTTACCACAGTAGAGGACGACTCAAAGATCTATTTAGGTTGTGACTCCGTTAAGTATAAGAAAGGCAATACGTGGTATGCCAGATATACTACCGTGGTGGTAATTCATCTTAGCGGCCGCCATGGTTGTAGAGTATTTGGTTACAGCGATACTGAACGGGATTATGACCCAAACAAAGCAAAACCTAGAATGCGTCTTATGAATGAGTCGTATAAGGTCGTTGGTTTGTATATGGAATTAGCAGAAGAATTAGAAAACTTTGAATGTGAAATCCACCTTGACATTAACCCTAATAAAAAGCATAACTCCAGTATCGTTATTAACGAAGCGACTGGTTATGTAATGGGTATGACTGGCATGAAAGCCAAGGCGAAACCAGATGCTTTTGCTGCAAGTTACTGCGCAGACTGGATGGTTAAACATAAAGGTCATCAGGCGGTAACTTGGAAGCACTAATATGATAAGTTTTACTAAACTGAAATGGAAAAATGGAAATGTATAAATAACTCCATACAAAAGAGATTAATATGCGTTTATCAGAAGAAGATATATTATGGGTTAAAGACCATACCTATGATGAAATTATGAAGAACTTTAATATATCTAGACCTACAGTAAGCAGATTATTAAAGCATTATCAAATATGTGCAAAGCGCCAAGTTGGAAGTGGACCAAAACACGGGCCAAAAAATAACAAAATTTGCGGGGAGTGTGGAGTGTTAATGTTAGTCGTTCCATCTAGCAATCGTAAATATTGTTCTAGATCATGTATGCATATAAATGAGGAATATCTAACTAAAGTACGAAATATTGATAGATCATATACGCAGACTGAGTCATTCAGTAAGGCTCAAAGCAAAGACACTACGCCAGAATTTAAAAAATTTGGAGGTAGAGTGCATCGACTTACACAGAAAATATATGAAATGTACAAAGAGGAAATTAATCCGAACGATCATCCCCGAACTATATGTGGTGTTGATGGCGGATACCAACTGGACCATATTATAACGATTAAATTCGGATTTGAAAACGGCCTTTCAGCTGAGGAATTGTCTCAAAAAGATAACTTAAGGATGTTACCTTGGAAAGACAATCTGATGAGAAATTGGTATGAGAAATAACTTAATGCAAAATTACATAATGAATTGGGGTACTACCTATTATACACTTTACTAAACTTCGATATAAAAACTTTCTCAGTACGGGCGATGCTTTTACTGAGATTGCTCTTGATCGATCTCAAACTACACTAGTTGTAGGCAAGAATGGTTCTGGAAAGTCTACTATGACAGATGCTTTGTCATTTGCACTATTTGGCAAACCTCATAGAAACATCACAAAGCCACAACTGATAAACTCTATTAACGGAAAGAATTGTGTAGCGGAAGTTGAATTTAATATAGGAAAGCAATCTTTTCTTATTATACGAGGCATCAAGCCTGCTCGTTTTGAAATATATCAGAATGATACATTAATCAACCAAGATGCAAAAGCAAGGGATTATCAGAAGTTTCTTGAACTCAACATAATTAAGATGAACCACAAATCGTTTCATCAGATTGTAGTTTTAGGTTCTAGTTCTTTTATTCCGTTTATGCAGCTGCCTGCTGGTCATCGGCGCGAAGTAATAGAAGATCTTTTAGATATAAACATATTTTCTAAAATGAATAGTATCATGAAAGATCGACTTAATAAGAATAAAGATCATCTAAAAGAAGTTGTCTATCAGAACGATCTTCTTAAAGACAAGATAGATATGCAGAAAGGTCATATAGACAAAGTAGCAGTACTTAATCAGAACACTTTGGTTGGTATACAGACAGAAGTTGAAAGCCTTGCAGCAGACATAACTAAGTATGATCAACACAACAGCGACTTACAGTCAGAGATCGATACAAGGTTTGATGTGGTATTAAAAGAATTGAATAAATCTAACGATCAAAATCTTAAGTTGGTTGAATACGCCGCACAATTCAAACAAAAAATGAATGATATAGTAAAGGATGCTAAGTTCTACACGGACAATGATCATTGTCCTTCGTGTGGTATTCAAATTGAGGAAAATACCAAGAATCATAATATCAGATCGTGTGAATCAAAAGCAACAGAGTTGCAACAGGCAATGGCAACTCTTGAAGATACTTCAAATTCAAACAAATTGGCCATGACTGAACTACAGCAAGAGATGGACAAAATGAATGATCATAAAGGGACCATTCGAAATAACATGTCTGTTATCAAAAGACTGAATAGTATTATCAATAATAAGAATGCTGGTCTCATTAAATTAAGTAATCAGGATGGAGATATTGGTGTAGCAACCGAAAATCTAAATGATCTTATAAATCAAAGAGACATTATGGTTGAAACTAAATCTAAACTTAATGAAGAGCAAACGTATTTTAATGCTTGTAATGAGATGTTGAAGGACACAGGCATAAAGACAAAAATCATAAAAGAGTATCTTCCTGTCATGAATATTATTGTAAATAAGTATTTACAGATTCTTGACTTCTTTGTGGACTTCAACATCGATGAAAACTTTAACGAGACCATCAGATCAAGATATAGAGATGCTTTCAGCTATTCCTCATTCAGTGAAGGGGAGAAGATGAAGATTGATATTTCCTTGTTATTTGCGTGGCGACAGATCGCGAAGTTAAAGAACAGCGCTAGCACCAACTTGTTGATATTGGATGAAACATTTGACTCTAGTCTTGATCAGGACTCAGTTGATAACCTTATGAAGATAATGGACACTCTGGGCACCGAAAGCAACACCTTTATCATATCTCACAAAGGCGATATGCTCGCGGATAAGTTTCGATCTAAGATAGAATTCGTCAAGTCTCGTAACTTTAGTGTCATAAAATAATAGAAACGTTCTAGTACCTTCGTAATGTGTCGGTACTAGAACATTTTTTACATATCTGGCTTGAATCCTTCACGGTAATCACCAAGCAACTCTAAAAGCATGCAGCGTACTCAGCGTATCTTATATAACTAAATGTTATAACGTTATAACTCCAAGTTCTGTCTAAATCAAAAATAGTTGTTGACATTATACTGAAATCCCTATATAATGGTCGTATGAATTGGAAAACACCTACACCAAATAATCTTACCGATATAACATTTAGTTATATCGTTATAACTACAAGTTTGCAAATTGTTATTGACATTGTACTTGGGTTATGGTATAATACATGTATAGAAATTAAGGAATTGAAGAAATGAATAAACTCATTGTTAATCTACTAGCCAAAGAAGATATTACGGTTCAAGTTGGAAACTACAAAACAGCCTTCTTTGTTCCTAAAACTCGTACTCTTGGTCTTCCTTTGTGGACCTCTGAATCTAAACATCTTAATGACCTGATGATTGGCCACGAAGTTGGCCATGCTCTTTACACTCCAACACAAGGTTGGCATGATGCTAAAGAAGAAGTCCCTGGCATACCAAGATCGTTTATTAATATAATTGAAGACATTAGAATTGAAAAGTTGGTGATTAGAACCTATCCAGGACTTGTTCTTTGTTTCAAACGCGGTTATATGGATTTGTTAAATAGAAACTTCTTCGGTATTGACGACAAAGATGTTAACTCTCTACATTTTATAGATCGACTAAACATTAAAGCCAAGGTTCGTAATTTGTTAGATATCAACTTTACAGATGAAGAACAACCTTTGCTTAAAGCTGCAATGGCGGTTGAAACTTGGGAAGACACTCTTAGAGTTTGTAGAATGCTTGGTGGTTATGCCGACGAGCTAAAAGAAAGACAAAAGGAAAAGGAAAAGGAAATGAAAGATTTGATCGACAATCTTGAAGATGAAGAGCCAAGTGATGAAGTCGCTGAGGATTCTGCCAGTGATGAAGTCGCTGAGGATTCTGTCAGTGATGAGCCAAGTGATCAAGCCGAGGAAGCCGAGGAAGATTCTGGTGGTGATGAGCCAAGTGATCAAGCCGATGAGGATTCTGCCGGATCAATGGGCAAAAAAGGTTCGCATGATGTGGATATGTCAAAGAAAGATGATTTTGAAACTCCACCCGAACCTTTTACAGATTCGGCGTTTCGTGAACACGAAAAGAATGGCGATCTAACTCAAAACGGTGGCGAGTTCATTCATTATATTAAAGCTGTTTCGAAAAAGACTACTAAAACTTGTGTTGTTGGTTATAAAGAAGTTCTTGATAATCGAAAGAACTATCAAGAAACCGCTTTAATCGAAAAAAAGATTACTTTTAAGGAGATGTCTACACACAACAAAAAAAAATATGATGATTTTATGGAAACGTCTAAATCTTCTGTATCGTTGATGATTAAGGAATTTGACTTAAAAAAACATGCTTTTCAATATCAACGGGCCACGACTTCTTCTAAAGGTGTGCTTGACGTTAACCGCATGTTTTCTTACAAATATGACGACGATGTTTTCAAATCTGTTACTAATTTGGCGGATGCTAAGAGCCATGGAATGGTTATGTTTATCGACGCTTCTGGCTCTATGAACGGTGATTTAGGAGATGTTATTAAGCAGAGTTTGATACTGGCCGCATTTTGTAAACGAGCTTATATACCCTTTGATATTTATACTTTTACGTGTTCTTCTTCTAATGAATCAAAACATAGGGAGAAAGTGATAGGGATCACTCATACACTTCAAGATCAAGATATTGACGTTAGCGATAGTATTATTAGACATATACTATCATCACGGATGAATAAAGATGAATACACTTCAAGTTATCATTTTCTTTTGGAATTAGCTATTGAAGGACCTTATGGTGATTTAATTCGCAGGAACTATCCTATACAAGATTATCGATTAGGTGGCACACCTCTGGTCGAAACCATCATGATGGCTAGACATATAATTCGGGATTTTAAGAGATTAAATAATGTGCAAAAGGTAACCGCGATATTTTTGACTGACGGGGACGGCGGTGATGTAAATCATCACCTAGACCCTAGTATGAATGCTCATCGAGTAGACCCAGCGTACTTCAACCGGCAGTTCGGCCGGTTGCCACAACATTATAAAGTAGAAATTGATGGTAAAATATACACATATAATACTCGAGAAGATCGATATAAAAATCTGCAAAAAGATATGTTTGAATATCTTCAGACTGAATTTAATGTTATTGGTTACTTTGTAGCGACAAATAAAAGACAAATGGAAAAAAAAATGAATTATGCAGCGTTTTGTGGATATAAAAAGCCCTTTGATATATACTCTATGAACAAGGAATTTAGAAAAAATCATTTTGTTCCTGTCGATAACGTTCTAGGCTATAACCGTCTGTTTTTTATGAATACCAA